AGTAGTGCCGGTCGTAGAGGCACAGTTCGCAGTCGTCCATCAGTGCGTGTTCAGGTAGTGGATGCCGGCCAGCGCCAGGAAGAAGAGAGCCACCCAGAGCGCGATCGTGAGCAGGGCCGATCCGAGGATGGCCAGCGCCCAGAAGAACGCGAGCCAGCCGCCGGCCGCGCGCCGGGCGTCCCGCTTCGAGGTCACCACGCCGCGAGGTCGCCCACAGGGGCCCGCGCGACCTCGAAGTCCTCGCCCACCAGGGCCTCCCGTGCGCTGTACACCCCTGGACCGGCTGCCGCATCGATCCGCCACGCGTCGCGGAAGTCCAGGATCTGCGCCCACGTCAGCGAGCCGGCGGAGACGTACATCGCCAAGTCGGAGCGAAGGTCCAGCAGGTCTTCGGCGTACCAGCGGATGCTCGTAGCGAGGCCCGTATCCGGATTGATCACGTGGGAACCGTCAACGGTGCCATCTCCGCGGGTATACATCCGGGCGCCCGCCTTGAAGACGATATGACCGAACACGCAGGCAACCGTGCCGCAATCGTTGGCGGGAACCCTCGACTGCCGCACGTCCGGCCGGAGGTCGTCCAGGTGGATGTCCATGCCGTTGTGGCCAGCACCGTCGGTGACCGCCAGCCAGTAGTCCTGATGCCAGGTGCGGAAGTTGTTGGCCTCGATCTCGTCGATGACCTCTTCGAACAGTGCCAGCCCGCGCTTGTCGCTGGGCTTGGCGATGGGCTCGTAGTTCACGATTGCCCCCCGCTCACTTCCGCTTGGCGTCGCTGGAGACGATCGCGCCGTTCTTGATCGCCTTCCGCTCCGCCGCGCTGGTCGGGAACAGCTCGCGCCCGTTGACGTCGGTCACCGGAACCACCGTCGCCAGGAATTCCTTCAGCTTGCCCATGTGCTCGCCCTCTCGTTGTCCTGTCATTCCGCGCGCGGTGGGCGGGTCCGAAGTTATCCGCCTTGCCGAGTACCGACCCTTCAACGGGCTGGCTCGCACCGCTCCACCCACGGACTTGGCCTCGCCACAAAGCAAGTCCGTGTGGTTTTTCTCGGCCCCCCCGCCGTCTGGTCGGCAGGACGGGGGGGACCGAAGTCAGTCTGATTCAGCGTGCAGTTCAGGGTCGTAGACGATGACCGTCCGGGCGTCCTCGACACGATGATGGAACTCGGCGCCGTCCAACGCGCCGATGACGTCATCCATCGTGCTGTAAACGGTTGCGGGAAGGTCTAGCAGCCAGACCCTCACCAAGCCAGCCTTCATCCCTTTTCCATGGATCCTTACTTGGCCCGGACCGAGCTTTCGGTGAAGCACTGCACCCACGGAGCGGGCGGTAACGCTGGTCATGGCTAGCCCTCCTCGCTCTCGTCCAGCGTGATCCCGAACAGGGCTGCGAGCGATCGGCCGACCCGCCCTACTTCCTCTCGGTCCAACTCAGGCCACGTCTTGAACCCGTCCTCGTGGTCAAGCGAGACGTGCTCATCCGGGGGTAACAGAATCTCCCGTGCCATCGTGTCCATCCGGTCGTGGATCATCGCCATCAGGTCGAACGCGTCCATCAGCTGCTCCCGTGAAGTGCGCAAGCGCAGCCATCCCAGACAGGGTTGTGAGCAGTACTGGAGTCCATGCCGAGCACGTTCCGATCGTGCCGCTTGCCCTGCTCGCAGGTTGCCATGTGACCGGACCAGACCAGTTCGCCCCCGACGATGACGGCTCGCAGGACGAAGCATCGGCTACCGCAGTAGCGGCAGTACGCGCCCGCCATCAGTCGTCCACCCGATCCGACCACGGGACCTCACCGAGGTGCTCGGCGTGCTCGGTGTACATCTCCTCGATCACGTGCTCTGCGGCGTACTTCGCCGCAAGGCGGTCCAGCCCGCTACCACGCCCGCCACTGATGCTGGCTTCGCTCTGGGCCTTCATCGCCCGCCCCATGTCGAAGAACTCGTTCAGCTCCAGCGCGCGAGCGTGTTCAGCCTCGAAGTTCCGAGCGCGTCGGCGTTCGTCCTCCAAGGCCTTGGCCCAATCGCGGAGGTATTCGTGCAGCGTGATGAAGACCCTGTTCGGTTCGCTCGCACACCGGAAAAGGCCAAGGCCACGGTTGTCGATACGGCAACCGTCCTCGTAACGGGCAGGGACGGTGCCAGCTATGAGGCACGTGCCGTGCGGGCAGCGGACGGGACGGATGGCGGTCATCGTGCGCCACCCTGCTCCCGCTGTTGCCGCCTGATTCGCATCAGTAGTCGGCAGGAGTGATGTATCCCGTCGGCCGACGTGCCCTCAACGAGGGAGGCCGAGTCGTCGTACGCGTTGTACGTGCCGTCAGCGCTACGCCGGATCGTGTATCCGTTCGCGTAAGTCTCAACGATGGTCGGTTCGGGCTGTGGTTTCGTCATCTCAAGACCCGCTCACGTACTCGGTGAGCGCCCACTCGTGCGCCCAATCCACGATGTGCTGCTCGGCCGCAAGCTTGCGCATGGCGGGCGTCGCCGTGGCGTCCTTGGCCACCATGATCAGGGCCTTGGTGGTCAGCACGTAGCCGGCGTCGTCACCGAAGAGGTCGTAGAGCACGCCATCGACGGACTCTTTCCAAGCGTTCGTGTTCCGGACGATCAGACCTGCGGACTCCAGCTCCTCCAGGACCGTCTCGGCAGGCGGGCGATGCCCGACCCACTCGGTCGACTGGTGAGCGAGTACGTACTCAAGCGTCTCGGTCTTGCCCATCTGGTGTCTCCCGGGAGTTCTAGGTGGCGTTAACTCTCCGACGGTTTGCATCTTTGCAACCCGGAAGCCTGCTTACGTCTATTCGGCAGGCTTCCGGGGCCTTCCGGCCAGAGCTGCATCGCGCAGGTTGGCCAGTTTTTACGTTCGGGCTGGTCTGAGTTCTCCGAACGGCCCGACTTGCGGTTGAGATCAGCGATCGAACACCTGGATCGGGGGTTGTGAGCCTGCACCTCACCTGATCCGGTAGCGACACCAGTTGTTCCGATGTTGCCTTCAGGCCCCGATTCGCTGGACTCCTACGGGGAGGACTCAGGACTTCCTTCGCTACCTCGGTGTTCTGTTGTCAATCTCCGTGTCGTCAAGTGACGTTAACTCTCCGACACCTCAGAACCTACGCGCCCTGCCAAAATTTAGCAACCCCCTTCTTGGAACCTGTCCGTGCCATACTTGCCAAAGTTTGGCAGCGTGACAGGACAGGACAGAGGAGCACTCGCTATGGGTAGGCACCACGCACACAAGGACAGGCGTCCGGCCGCTGTCCTCGGAGGCATGGCCGTTCTGGCCCTGACCGTCGCCACGCCGACCTACATCGTCGAAACCGTCCCCGCCGAACCGGCGGTAGGCTCTGTCCGTCCCCTCCTGCAACTTGCCCCCGTTGCCGCCGGAGGACAGGTCAGTGCGAGCGCCAGCGGACCGACGCACCCGCCCAAGCCCGCACTGACCGCTAGGCCCCGTTCGGCGGGATCGCCCTCCGCGCCCGAACGGGGCCTTTTGCTGTCCCCGCACCCATCGGCCACACACAGACCCTCGGCCAAGCCGACGCTCAAGCCGACGGCTAGGCCAGTGCCCACGCCCACGCACACCACGCCACCACCGACGGTCGCGGCGCCCATCGCTCCCCCTGCGCCCACGGCCAGCAAGTCACCCCAACCGACCCACACGAGGTGCTGGTCATGGGAATGAGCCGCAAGGGGGGAAAGCCGAATCACTCGGAGACCAAGACTCCGGCCGCGCACAACCATCCCAAGCACAAGGTGCACGCGTACTGGCCACCGTGGCTGGCCGGTCCGCTCGTCGTTGTCCTGGGCAACATCGGCCACGAGGTGTGGGGACAGAGCCTGCCGGCAGCGGGCATTGTGCCGCTTGTCCTTGTCCTGTCCGTCGCTGTCCTGTCCGCGCTGACCCACCGGTACGCCAGTCCGCGCAACAACGTCCAGCAGTGGCACGCTGTCCTGTCCGTCGCTGTCCTCGGGCTGTCCCTTGTCCTCGTCGAGATGTTCGGGACAGGACTGTGGCCGCCGGACGCACTCGGACAGGCTGTCCTCTACCTGTCCGCTGTCCTCGCGCTGTCCTGGAACATCCGCCGATTCGAGGTTGTCCGCGGCGAAGGACAGGACAAGCACGGGACAACCGCCGAAGAGGACTGGCTCGGCCTGAAGAAGCCGCGTTCGATCAAGGTCACCGATTCCGACGGCAAGAAGACTCAGGCCAAGGTGAAGCTCTCGGCCGGCCAGACCGCCAAGGACGTCGAGGCGGCGCTGAACGCCATGGGATCGAGCCTGGGCACGATCACCAACGGCGTCCGGGTCGAGAAGGGCAAGCGCGAGGGCGAGGTGGAACTCACCGCGCTCTGGGAGAACCCGCTCACCGACTCGGTCGGATGGGAAGGCCCGGAGTACGTGGGCGGCAGCATCTGCGACCCGATCAGTCTCGGCATCAACGAGCAGGGCAAGCACCCGCTACTGCGTATCGGTGGCGACTACAACAAGGGCATCCAGCCGGGCGCCGTGAAGATCATCGGCATGCCCGGCGCAGGCAAGGGTGTGTGCGCCGTGATCATCCAGGTCAACCTCCGGGGCCGCATCGACCAGTTCCCGGTGATCAGTGACCACGCCAAGGGCGAGCAGATGCTGGGCATGCTGCGACCCGGGATGCCGAAGGGCAAGGCGTGGATCAACGCGCTCGAACCGGGCGAGTCGGGTCCGGAGAAGGCGCTGGCCAGGGCTAAGACCCAGGGCCAGGCGGTTCTTCGCGCCATCGCGGCGCGGAACAAGGCGCTCGGCGATGGCGGATTCTCCTCCTGGCGGCCGGAGGCGTTCACCAAGGGCTTCATGTGGCGTGGGCAGCACATCAAGATGCCCGCGATCGTCTACCACGTCGAGGAGTTCTCCAAGGTCGGCACGGTCAGCCCGGACCTGTTCACCACCATCGGCGAGCAGGGCCGCTCAGCGGGCGTGTTCCTGGTGGTCAGTGCCCAGCGCGCCAGCCACGACCGCTTTCCCACCAGCCTGCGGAGCCTGATCCCCAACGGCATCTGCTACGGCGCTTTCGACGATACGGACGTCGGATTCGCCCTGCCCGACGGTGCGACCGCAGGTGGCGCCAGCCCGGCCGAATGGCAGACCAAGTACCCCGGCAGGGCCATGGCCAGCCTGAATGGTGCCGAGGAGGGCATGGAGCGCATCCCCTGGAAGACCCACTACGCCGCGTCGGTGGAGGAGTTCGAGTCCTACGTCAAGGAGGTCATGGCCTACCTGTTGCCGCTGGCCCCCGACCTGGACCCTTGCACGGCGGAGGCGTTCGGCCAGCCCTACGCCGACTACCTGAGCGGCACTGTCACGAAGACGCCGGCCAAGCCCGCGACGGCGGCGGCCGGCGGGGACGACGACTACGAGGGCGAGGAAGAGATGGACGAGGACGGAACACCAGAAGACCTCAACGAGGAAGGGGACGAGATGGACGAGGAAGACCCGAACGAGGCTGAGTACGTCAAGCCCACTGCGCCTCCCGGTTGCGACGCCAGCAACGTCGACCCTCGCCAGGGCCTGGCCGACTACACCGGACCGGCCTACGACCTGACGCCTCCGCCGAGCCTGGGCCGACAGGGCCGGGTGCTCAGTCCCACCGAGAAGCGGGTGCGCTTCCGCGAGATCCTGCAGCGCCTGGCCGACGAGGGCCGCACCGAGGTGCGCACTGGCGAGCTGGTGGCCATCTGGACCGAAGAGCTGGGCCACCCGGAGGTGAACAAGACTCCGGAGGTCGGCCGGCTGATCAACGAGGCCGCCGCCGATGATCTGGTGGACGGCAAGCCCAACGACCTGATGGGCTGCCTCGATCGTCCGCCGAACAGTCGCGGGCGCTTCCGGATCGTGCTGCGTCCCCGGGTGAACGCGTGACCGCCCGGGAGGCGGCCATCGTCATGGCCTACACCGAGGTCGCGATAGGGGACTTCGCGACCTTCCACGCCTACGCACAAGAGAAGCTCGGTCGCTGGATCCGGGTCCACGAGTTCGCCAACCGGGCCGTGATAGACGAGCTGAAGCGGGCGTGCTACGACGACTTCCTCGCGCTCAGTCATGAGGCCGCGCGTGACGCTGCGTAGCGCATTGCCCAGCTGGGCACCCAGCGCGTCCCGTCTGGTTCCCCTTAGGGGATTTTCCGGTTGCCCAGCGTGGGCAACCGTTTGGGGCCCCACGTGGGCAACACAAGGAGTGAGCAACTGACATGGCGCATCCCGCGACTACTGGTGACATCTACACCCCCGACGGGCTGAAGGCCTACCTTGACCGCCAGCGCGCCCATGCCTTGGCCGGCTCCGACGGCTACCACGCGATGGCGTGGGAGCTGCGTCGTGCCGTCGAGCGGATGGGCAACAACTCGCGGTTCTTCGGGGGGACTCAAACCAAGTTCGCCGCCCGGCGTCTGACCCGTCCGCTCTTCCATGCGGCGGCGCTCGCCGAGGACCAGGCGAAGATGTTCGCGCTGGTCTGGGCCATCCACAACGGCATCTTCGTGCCCCAGGCCGAGGCCAGCGGTGCCAACGTCTACAAGCCGAATGGGTGACGATCTGCGGGAGACGATGCTCCAGGCCGCGGCGGCGCGCTACGGCCAGGAGCATTATCGCGGCCTGCTCTTCTGGCGCGGTATGCGGAAGGCCTGGCCCTTTCTCCTGCTGGTGATCGTCGTTGGCCTGCTGGGCTGGGCGCTCAAGCCGACCGTTCACGCTGCCTCCGCCCACGGCGCCATCGCGGTGCCGTGGGTCGGGGGCGGCCTCGTGCTGGCCATGGCCGCCTTCCTGGCCTACCGCCGGCTCCGTAGTCCCTACCGCCGTCGGAGGTTCCGGTGAACGCTGACTACTGCGACCGGTGCGGTTCAGGCATCCTGCCCTCGCCACCCGCCGAGCATTACGGAAGGTTCTTCGGCTTGGAGTCCAGCGAGGAGATGCGCAGCAAAAACGGCCCGTGGTCAACCGAGGGTCTTCCTGCGGGGCTGGGGCTTCCGGGAACGCTGGTTGGACGCAAATCAGCGTTCATGCACATTTGCGAGGCCTGCTACGCCTCGCTCGTCCGCTGGCTGGCGACGCCGTGATGATCACGCCCCGCCGGTTCCGGCGTCAGAAGTGCCCGCGCTGTGGCCTGATCACCCGCGTGACCAGCAAGTACAACGTCTGCACGCCGTGCGTGGTCTACCTCGAATGGCACCGACCGGAGGTGGTCCGATGATCAAGGTCTCTCATGCGGACGGCTCGGCAGAGTTTCTCGCCGTGGCTCTCGCGGACCTCGCCAGCGCCATACGCAGCAGCACCACGCCGGCCAGCGTGGTCTACGACCTGCAAGTCACCTTCGCCTGGGAGCGTCCGAACCCCTCCATGCCCATCGTCAAGACGGCCGTGGGAGCGCAAAGCGTCGTAGTGGCCGACCTGGGTAACGAGTTGGAGATCCTGCTGTGACCCGCATCGGGAACTGGTTCCGCGCGCTGACAACGGCGCCCGCGATACCAGCGCCGAAGAAGACCGCCGAAGAGGCCGCATGGGAGGCAATCGCCAACCGGTGCCCGTCGATCTATCGGGACGCCACGCGCGACTTCCGTTGCATGGTGCCTCACGGTTCCGGCGGTCGTTCCCATAGCAACCCGGAGTTGCCCTGGGCTTGGAGCGAACCACCAACTGGCGGCGACTTCTGGGCACGGCGCCCGGGGTCGAAGATCGTGCCGGGCGCCTGGTACCACGAGTGGGAGCGGGTCACGCCGGACGTCGACAACATCGCCGATGACGGCTCGAACTGGCCAACACGCGGGCTCCGGTGCGCGCAGTGCGGCGAGGTCCGGGAGCACGTGTACATGCAGCCTGGGCAGGTATCTCCGTACGGCCGAGGGGCCTGGCCCGGCCGCTGCCCTGGTCCGCAGGACGACCGATGACCCGCATCGGGCACCACCTGCTCGGCGGAACGTGCGGGCTCGCGCTCGCCGCGGTGGCCAGCCTCCCGGCCTTCGAGGCGGTTGCCGTGGCCATCATCGCCGCCGTGGTGGCTCCATGGCCCGACGTCGACCAGCGCAAATGGTGGCGGGACTCGCTCGGGGAGTTCAAGGCGCTCCGGCACCGGAGACTTACCCATTGGTGGGGAGTACCGGCAGCCTTTCTGCCGTTGCTCTTCTGGCTACACGGCCCGCTGGCCTGGCTGCTGGGCGCCGCCCTGACCGGCTGGTTCTCCCACCTCGCCGGCGATTGGGTGTTCGGCAAGCGCGGGCCGGCGGTCACCGGATGGCGTCGGGCCGGCATCCCGCTCGCTCCCTGGTGGGGCTACCACGGCCTGGGCCTGAAGTGCGGCGGCAAGGCGGAGAAGTACTGCGCGTGGCCTGTCCTGGCCGGCGTGCTGGCAGTGCAGGCAGCGTTCCTGACGGGAGTGGCGTGATGGCCAGACGAATCGACGTCAGCGTCCATGAAATCGCCACTGACGGCCTTCCTCCCCGGGACGGGGACATGGCAGGTCGATACGCCTTCATCTTCGACGGGTGCATCGTGTCCGGTTGGCCCTGGTTCGGCGATGAAGGCGATGGGGCGTACGGCGGCTACTGGATCGCCAACTCGGACGTCGGACGCGTGAACATCAAGTTCTCTGGGGTGACTCACTGGATCGAATTCCCCGAGCCGCTCCACTCGATCGGATCCGGGATGGCGTGATGGAACTGAACGAAGCCGTCGAGTGGGTCGAAGGTCTGGCCAAGGACTACGTGCTGCTCAAGCGGGATTGCTCCGTGGGAGAGGCAGAGCGGGTCATGGCCACAACGCAAGAAGCAATCAGCACGCTTCGGGAAGAGTGAAGGAAGTGGATACCGTGACGTCGGATGCACCGGCCAGGCTCAGCCGCCCGGACGCCGCAAGGTACTTGGGCCTCTCCATCGGCACCCTCAGGAACTACGACCGTGAGGGCAAGCTGGTGGCCGAACGAGACAAGCACGGCCAGTGGTGGTATCCACTGGCCATGCTTGATGACTTCGCTAACCACAACGTCCTGCTGTGCTCGGACGGTGAGCGGGCGGCATCACCGGGAGGCGAGCCTCGTCCTCAGGGCTAAGCGGAATCGTGTAGCGGGGGTAGTCCGTTCCGGCCACTCGGTACGTCAGCGTCCGCTCGTCTGCGGGTCCGTCAACGCTCAGGATCTCCAGCCCCCATTCCGCCGCCGTGCGGGGCTGGAGAGCCCACCCTGGGATTCCGAGACCTTTCATGATCGAGCCGCTTTCAGTTGTCGGGTCAGGGCCGCTGCCTCGTTCGTGTTGATCGTGTAGCCCTCCTTCCTCAGCGCTTCGACCAACGAGCCCCGGCTCAGCTTGTCCCCGAGTTCGGCAGCAATCCGGGTGGCAGCGGACAGCCGGGCTTCGTTGTCCTTGGGGACAGCCGTCGGGCGGACAGGCTTCGGTGGTAGCGGGCGGACAAAGCCGTTTGTCCTCGGCTTGTCCTCGGGGACAGCGGACAGGACAGGCTTAGGAACCTCGGACAGGACAGCGGGCTTCGGGCGGACAGGTTCGCGGACAGCCTCAGCGGACGGGACAGCTGGCTTGTCGGCTGTCCGCGAAGGACGGGACAGGACAAAGGTCGCCACGATCATGGCGCCGTCGATCGCCAGCGGGTAGAGGACAGCGGACTGCTTGGACTCCCCGTAGCTTCGCGCCAACGCCGAGATGTGGTCGTAGCTGATGGCGAAGCAGAGCACGGCGACGGCGCCTGTGGTGACCCTGATCCACCAGCGGCCGTCGACAGCGGCCACGTGGAAGGCGATAAAGAGCAGCACCGGGATCACCGCGCTGAGCGCCTTGGCTCCGGGGTTGGAGTGCGCGTGCGCGTAGTTCGCGGCCACGGTCGCCAGCGTCCCCGCCGTCAGAAGCAGGTAGGCCATCGCCCGACCGCCCGCCGAGGACGGCCCGCGCGGCAGGTGCCACGCCGGCAGCTTCAACCGAGGGATCGTGATCCGCCACCGCGCCATCACCGTGACCGCGCGCCAGATCCCCCACTCGGCCAGGAAGGCCAGTGCGGCGAGGGTGGCCGCGAACGCGACGTCCCGGATCATGACGGCCTCACTGGACCACCGTCGAGATGGCATCCGCCCTGCGAGCACGCTTCAGGGTCGGGGCAGCCCAAGCATCGCGCCCTCATGGCCTCGGACTCTGGCGCCACGAATGACGGGCATTCGGTGCGTGAGTGGCCAAGCGGCTCACGCATGCAGCCGCACTGGTCGGTGGCTTCCTCGTAGGCCGCCGTGCGCTCTTGCAGTCCGTAGTCGTCGCAGAGCGGGCACGCCCGACGATGCGCGCCTGCTCTGTTGCGGATGCACCCGCATTCCTCGTACTCGACCTGCGCTGTATTCAGAGGAGGGATCACCGTGTAGCCCAGCTCCCGCAGAGCCGCCGCATACTCGTCCGCCTTGCGGGTGAGGAACTTTAGGCGCCGAGCCTCGGTGGCCTTGGCGGTACGTGCCTGCGTCTCGCTCATGACTTGCGCCCGCCCTTCCCGCCGTTGCCCTTCCCGCCGTTGCCCCCATTGCCCTTCTCGTTCTTGTCGACGACCTTCTCGACAGACTGCCGAGCCTGCTCCCGGTCCTGCTTCGGGGTCTGCCGGTGCTTGCCCTTGTCGTCCGCCATCAGTTACCTTCCAGTAATTGGCGCTGTTTCGCACAATCAGCGCAGGTTTGCTCGTGAGTGTTCCGCATGCCCATGTTGCTGAATTTGAGCCCACAGAGCGCCCGCTGAAACGATCGGTGCGACCGGAAGTGGCTCATCTCAGTACGGCCTCCCTCCTGGCCTGCGTGCCATCCACCTGAGTGGACGCGTACTGCCGTCCGGTCACGGGAGAGACTCGCGGTTCGTCGGTCGCAATGTTGAGGGAGTGCTGTCCGGTCTCGTGGTCGTACGCCTCAAAGGTCACCACGCCAGTGACGGTCTCGTCCTTGAACGGGGCGACCACCCGCGTTCCGATGCCGAAAAGTTCCATGCCAAGAATTGTACCCCACGTCAACGTCCAACGTCAACGTGCCAGGGTTCGGACAGCAAAACGCCCCTCCCGGTACGGATCCGGGAGGGGCGAGTGCGGGACAGCAAGGCGGGTGGGATTCGAACCCACGGGCGGCTCTGGCAGCAGGGGCGGACACTCCCCACCTGTCGGACGGTCACTCGGTCGCGACCCGATCACCCGCTAGCTCGGACGACTACCGCCGCCCAAGCCCGACTCTGCCATTCACCGCTCTGGCGCGGCGTACGCGGCTTGTCCCATCCGCCCTACCGCACTTCACCCGTTTGTGGCCTCTCCGGGCACGCGCCTTGCCGTGTCAAACCTTAGCAGCGTGACGCCGCGTCCGAGCGTCGACGTTGGGGACGATCACCACGCCGAACGCTCCGGCGACCGCGATGATTACCATCCACAACTCGCTCGCATCGAGCCCGTCGGCCACGACGGCGGGGGTCAGTACGCCGGCTATCGCGATCACAACCGCACTCAGCTCCTTGGCGAACCGAGCCACACCACCGTCGAGGTTCGGAGTGATGAGCGTCTGTACCGCGTTGGCCAGTGCGACCGCGACCACGGTCCACTCCAGCACGCCGTGAATGCCCCCGTCGGTCACTCCGGCGATGCCCGCACCGACGAACCCGCAGAAGGCGACGATGGCCTTGAGGTGAGCCTTGATCCAGCTCATGACGTCCCGCTCTCTACTCAGGCTTCCGCGCGGCGGATGTGCCGCTCGGACTGTTCGGCGTTCGGCAGCGAGGCCGCCGTGACGACCGGCCCGCAGTGGTCCAGGTCGTCGACCACGACTGGCTCGCCGTAGAGCGTCACCATGTCGTCGAACTCCGGTGAGCCCACATAGAGCCGGTACTTACCGGTCGGCGCCACCCCCGCCAGGTAGACGGAGTTGTTGCCCTTCTCCATGACCAGCTTCACGTGCTCGTCCTCCTTGGCCGGCGTGACCGGCGGCTTGGGTGGTGGTGGCTTGGGCACGGGCACTCGCGTGGCCGCCGCCAGGAACGAGGCCACCGTGCCCTTGGTCTGGTTGACGTCGCATACGCCCGGGTCGCCCGGGATGTTGGCAGTCGAGGTGTACTGCAGAATCAGCGGCGAGAAGGTGCCCCACGGCGCCCACCCGGTAGCGATCTTGGTAGCGAGTGCGGCGTAGGTTCCGCTGCCCGTGACGTACGCGGACTGCCACCAGCGGCCACCGACCAGCGGCAGGAGTTGCGCGGCGCCCACGCCCAGGCCGGACCAGTACCACTTCGGGAAGTAGCCGCACAGCGGGTAGGAACCCGTAAGCGCGTTCCAGCTCCGGACGAACCCCTGGACGTCGGCCAGCCCGACACCGGAGCCCTCAGCGTCGAGCTGGACCACGAGGCCGTCGAGCGAGCCGTAGCCGGCCACGAGCGCGTTGTAGAAGTTCGCGGCCTGGGCGGAGTAGTTGCCCGGGCGAAGCCAGTGGTAGCCGCCCCGGATCGGGAAGCCGGCCCGCCGGATACCGGCCGCCGCACTGCGGTAGTAGGCCGAGGTCGCCGCCGCGGTCTGAGCCGGCGTGCCCTCGGTGGCCTTGCAAACCACGCCCTGGATGCCGCCGGCCTTGACCGCGGCGTAGTCGATCGTTCCGTTGTACCGGCTGATATCGATCGTGTAGAAGGTCATCCGTCTGCACCTCGTAACGCCCGGACGAGTAGGTAGACACGCTGCCAGATCGCCAGCGTCAGCAGGCTGTAAGTGAAGATCCGCACGTAGGACAACCAGGCCAGCCCTGGCCAGTAGAAGCTGATTGTCCGGATGATCAGGACCAGGGCCAGCGCGACCATGAAGTACAGCATGTGCCGTCCGAGCGCGGACCCGCGCCACTGCGACAGGCTGTAGTAGAGGACCAGGAACAGGATCACTCCGGCGAGCATGAGCATGCCGAGCACCCCCGCGACCCGATCCGCCACGGCAGCGTCCATCTCATGCCTCCCGGTGGTGCTTGGGCTTGGGCCTCATGGCCTGAGCCAGTTCTTCCAGGAACGGATCAGGCCCGGACTTCCGTCGGGCCTGCTCCAGTCCTTCGGAGACGTCATGGATGTCCTTCCAGCGGTCAGTGGTCTCCCTCAGCCCACGCTCGGCCTGGATCCGGGCCTTCCGGCCTTCCTCCTCGGTGGGCACTTGGGACTCCCCTTTTCTGCACCGCCTAGGCCATCTCATCTCGGACCTTTCCGAGCACCGGGTACGCCGCCTCCATGAGTCGCTGCTGCTGGGCCTGCAGGATGTCCGCGCGCGCGGAGTGTGCGTGCGCCGACGCCCATGCGTCGGTGAGCTGGCGTTGGTAGGACTCCTCCAACCGGTCGACCTGCGATTTGGGGACCAGCCAACCCCGGACGATGGCGAGGATGACACCTCCCACGATGGCGGACAGCCCGCTCGTGGACAGGACGTCGGCGGTCACCCAATCGAACACAGGTCAACGTCTCCGCTCGTTCACAGGTGCGCCTCGATCCACGCCACCGCGGTGGCGAAGTCAGCCTTGAGCCGGTCCAGCCAATCCGGTGCGCCAGGCGAAGGCACGGGGGTCGGAGCCGGAGCGGTCAGCGGCACGGGCACGGTGACGTCCCCGTCGTGGCTGAGCAGCGTGCCCCAATCGGTGAAGCTGAACTTGAACTCGCCGGCCACGCCCCATCCGGTGCCCCAGGAGTTCCGGGCGAGCACCAGGTCCTTCTCGGCGTCGAGGCCGTAGACGAGGAACTCGTGGCCACCCTCAAGGCCGGTCAGGCGCTTGGGCAGTTTGACCAGACCGTTGGCGTCGGGCTGGTCGAATGCGGCGTACCAGTTGACGCCCGTGATGACGTGCGAGTCGTTGGAGACGGTCGCCAGAGCGTCATCGAGGGAGAACGTGTGGCGGTAGCCGGAGATGAGTCCGAGGCCCTGCGCCGCCTTGTTGACCGAAACGCCGTCACTTCCGGTATCGGTGGGCGGGTATGTCCCGTTGTACGGGTCCAGCGTGGTGGCCAGGTGGTAGAGCACGTCCCGCGCGACAGCCTCGGTGGGCTGCAACGACGCCTTGAGAGCGTCCGTGAGCGCCTCGTAGACCTTCCCGGTGTAGACCGAACCCAGCATCGCGTTTCCGGTACAGCTCCCGGTCTGCCCCTGGTCCAGTACGGGGTAATGCCGGTCCCAGGTCTTCGACACGAGCGTGGTGCTCGACGGCTGATGCGCGAACGCCCGGGACTGCGGGTCGTGGTTGACGTGCCGGCCGAGCCCGCCGGGCGCGCCGGGGGACCGCTGGTGTTCAACCTCGTAGTGCGTCACAAAACCTCCTGGACGGTGAGCGAGTAGTAGTCGCCCGAGTCGACGTGCAAGTTGCTGCCGGCGACGTTGTTCTTGATCCGGATCTTCGCCGTGACGCTCCCGGCGGCGAGGCTCGGAATGACGGTCGACCCGGCGGCCGTGCCGCGAGCGGAACGGAGGTCGGTGTTGCTGGCGCTGTCCACCAGCCGATCGAGCGTGATGCTGGCGCACACATAGTCGGTGGCGCCGATCTGCACGGCGGCGATCATGCCGCCAGAGATCACGTCGGCGTACCCGGTGATCGAGAGGTTGACGAACAGGTTCGACGTCGAAAACCGCTTGGTCATGGTGACCGAGTTGGGCGTGCTGGACAGGTCGAAGAACACGCCGGCCGAAGAGATGACGTTGGAGGCGGTCACGAAGTTCTGGGCCTGCGCGAACGCGCCCGCAGTGCTCAACCCGACCTTGCCCAGGCCGATCATGTCGCTCCCCGACTTGACCAACCAGATCGTGTCGCCCACGACGGGCTGATAGGAGAGCAGGCACTTCACCCCGGCCACGGTGGTGGTGACGTCGCCGGAGAGGTTCAGCGAGCACGAGTTGTCGCCCGCGTTGATCGCCGTGATGACGCCTTGCCGGAGCTGGGCGTACTGCAGGTTCTGTCCGTTGGCCGGGTCGTTGAGTTGCTGCGCAACCGCGACGATGGGGTCGGTCATGTCAACGGCTGCACAATCCGCCGGGCGCGCGTCTGCAGAGTCTGTTGGCCACCGGCCCGTAGTGGCACGGCAAACGCGTCGACGATGCAGAACTGCTCGGCTATCACGGGGTCGTCGGTCAGGTCCGGGCGAGCGTAGGACACCCGTACGACGTCACCCACCTCGTAGGCGGGGTTCGGCAGGGTGGGCACCTCGATCGACTGCATGAAACCGAGCTGGCCCTGTAGCTCCATCTGGGCCCTCAGCGTGGCCTGGGCCTGACTGGCGATCGTCTCGTCCCGGATGAACGGGGCGTAGCGCTTGCCGTAGGAGCTGCCCCACTGAGTGGGCGAGTTGGGATCGTTATCCGTGGCAATCGCCATGATGGGCGCCGGTAGGTCGGAGTTTTCCGCCACGACGATGACACCGTTGTAGCCCTCCCCCGTCCAGGTCCGCTTGACGCCGGGCAACCCGATGTTGGCCGGGTCCAGGTCGTCGTACGACCAGACCGGCGGGTCGGACTCGTTGGGCTCCGGGCGCATGGTGGCCACGCCCATCGGGTCGAAGTAGAGCCGGTAGCCCAGGTTGGCCGCGAGCTTCTGGCAGATCTCCCACGGGTCGGCCTCAGCGTCGAAGGTCATCCCGTTGGTCAGCTCGCTGGTGAGCGGGAAGTTCATCGGCACGCCCGGGTAGGCGGTCTGCAGCAACTGCGTGATCGTGTCGATGACGTTCGTGTTGGGCGTGATGGCCAGCACGAACGGTGTCTTCTCGCCCGAGATGATCCAGCTACGGTCGTAGGCCGTTGACAGGTTGATCACGGGAAAATCAACCTCGGCCACCGTAAAACGGAAGGTCCCGATGGGCACGTACTCGGTGTCAGCCTCGCCGGACACGAGTCGGTCGTTGAACATGATCCCGCGGTACAACCGGATCTGCCGGCCACTCGGCACGAGCAGGTCGTTGACGTCGCGCGGCGAGAGACTGCCGTCCCGGTCGATGATGCTGACGGTGGCCGTCCGTTGCACAGCCGAGCGCGAGCATGTCACGGTCCCGTCGACGAGCACGCCCTCGCCAGCGAACTCGGCGAGCACCTGCTCGCCCTCAAGGATCTCGGCCTTGGCGACGACGAAGTGGTCTCGCGTCAGCGCGTCCCGGAAGGTGTCAGAGATGGGCCACATTACGGCGCCTCGCTCTCCAGGAAGTTGACCGAGATTTCGCGGCGCCAGACCGAGTCGGGGAGCTGCTGGTTCGACCGCGGCGTCTGACGAGCCCACGAGCGGTCAGTGATCCGGATGTAGCGGGCGCCGAAGTCCGGGAAGATGAGCCACAGAGGCCGTGGCCGGCTGAGTAGCTGGCGGAGCATGAACCACTCCGACTCGGTGTCCACCAGGATCTTCAGCGACCCGTCATAGCCGCCAATGAAATCGGTGGTGGTCACAGCACGCTGACTGAGCTGGTCCCACGTCGTCGGCCGGAGCGGGTAGACCGTCGAGGACTCCTCGTGCTGGGACTCGCTCATCTCGACGACGTGCACGCGCATGGCCAGGGTCGCGTCCTGCGGGTCACGCAGGACCCAGATCCCACGACCCGGCGGGGCGAGTTGGGCTGTGGAGTAGAACGTCACCGGGGAAGAGAGGGCAGGAACGGTGTTGGTCGCCGGCAGGTAGTTGTACGCCCGGTAGACCACGCCCACGCCCGGCGGCGCCTCGTTGTCGAAGATGCTGCCGATCAGGCCGGCTTCGTAGTCAGTGATGAGCCATTCACCCAGGTCGGCGCCACGGATCGCCTCCCACTGCACGGCCTGCCCGGAGCCGAACTGCGGAATGGTGTCGGTGCTCGTGCCCGCACAGAACTGGATCCCGTCCACCCAGACCTTGACCTCGGTCGCGGACGCGCCGTTGTTCAGGGTGGCCCGGACCCACAGGCAGTTGGTCGGCATGGTGAACGTGCAGGAGAACTGCGTCCAGCCGCTGGAGAGGATGTTGAACGCGCCGCTGTTCGCCGAGCTGCCGACCGGCGCGCCGAACTGGTCCAGCCCTTCCAGCGTGATCGAGCTGGCGAACGTGGCCGAGGATCGGGCGTAGAGCGAGAAAGTGTACGTCGTGTTCTCGATGCCGAGCATCGGCCACTGCGGGGCGCCAATGAGCGCCGGCTGGCCGGGCCAGCCCATGAAGAGCTTGTTGCCGGAGTTGTTGACGCTCCAGCGGATCGAGCCCTCGCCGTCGAAACGCTGCGTGTTGTCGTAGGTCAGATAGCTCTCGGTCTGCCCGTCGGGCAGGTAGAACCCGTCGGTCGTCTTGAGCCAGTCGCCACCGGACCAGAGCTGAGCGGGCGCGTTGTTGCGCTGGCCGGTGGAGACCAGGGCCCGTTCGACCACCGTCGAACCAGTGCCGATCCAGCCGCCGTTGGACCAGCCCGTGTATGTCGTCTGAATGTTGTTGACGGTGGCGCCACGGATCTCGATCGCCGCGATGCCGTAGGCCATGCCGGTCGGCGCGGTCAAACCCTCGGTTCCCGCGCCGACGGTGGGGCGGATCGAGTGGCCGAAGTACTCCGAGCCGCCACCGAACCGCCCGTAGAAGTCCTCGGTGAAGACCAGGCCGGGGTTCCGCCAGGTGCGCGCGTTGCCGTCGACGGCGTTGAAGTCGCCGATGCCGACGATCACCAGCGAGTTCTCACGCGTCGTGGTGAGCGAGACATTGGCCGTGCCGGTCGTGGCCGACGCCTTGGCGCTCGCGCCCCCGAAACTGGTCTCGTCGTGACCGGTGACCGCGTAGACGATCGTCCGGGCCTGGGACTGACTGGCGGTCACCGTGACATCGACACTGCCGCCGGCCGCGAAGTACGCGGTGGAGATGGAGACATCGCCCGTGCTCGCGGTGGTGTTCTCCTGCCGGCTCGTCCACGTCAGGCCGCCGGTCGAGGTGACCACGTTGGTCGGGGTGGACGCCGTGACGCCCGACGCCGTGACCGCCACCAGCAGAGCAGCCGGCGGGATGTTGGCGCACGTGAACGTGACCGCCGAGCCGGTCCAATAGCCGCTGTCGTACTTCGCCGCGACCACGGGCTGCTGGGTGCCGGCCGCACCGACCGAGGTGCCCGACCCGATCAGGACGTTGGTCCCGACCAACACCTTGTCCACGTAGTGGATCTCGCTCGCGGCGGCCGACTGCACCTTGACCCAGGCAGCGCCGAAGACCGCGCCGACCGGAGCGGTGGTGGTGTAGTTCGCCTGGATCCACGCCGAGGTCGAATCGGTGACCGCCGTGCCGTAGTTGTTGGACAGGGGCGCGCCGGTCCGGTCGTACCAGCCAATGCCGACGTTGCACGAGCGCGCGGTAGCGGCCGTGCGGAAGGACGCCAGCGCGGTGTAGGACTGGCCGGTCTTCACCCGGAAGCCGGTCAGGCCGCCTGCGGTCAGGAATTCCATGTCCCCGGTGCCGCTCTTGGTGATCGACATGGCCCCGGTGCCCTGCAGCACGGGCGTAGTCACCCGGGCCAGCGTGCCGCCACCGAAGAGGGCGGCCCACGTACCGGTGCCGAAGAACGCCGAGTCGAAGTTGCTGTCTTGCACCTGGAGCAGGTTCCAGTTGGCCTGGACGTCGATGCGGGTCCTGATGAACGGCGGCGTGTTGTCGCTGACCTTGCCGATCATCGTGGGCGTCGGGAGCGGCGTGAGCAGCATCGTGGTCGGCGACGAGTTCGACCAGGTTGACCACCACTTCTGGCCCCGGAAGTCCGCGGCGACACGGACCCACGCGGCGTAGGTCTGGCCGTTGAGCAGGCTCGTCCCGACCGTGAGCTTGGTGGCGTTGCCGACTACGACGCCGGAATCCCAGACGCTCTGCGCGGTGTCGGGGTTGAAGCCGAACGCCGAATACTGGTCGGCCCGGAAGATCTTGACCTGATAGGCCGTCTCCGGATCCCCGTCGAAGTTGGGGTTGAACTGCCAGGTGACGTCGGGGCTCGTGCTCTGCGTCGGATTGGTGATCGAGATGGCTGTGACCGTGGCCCGGTCGCGGTACTCGACGTCGAAGTACAGCTCGGCCAACCGGAGGTTGATCCCGCTGAAGGCCGACTGGTACCACTTCACCTCGGCCGAGCAGTGCTCGATCGCGTAGACGGTCCACTCACTGCCGAAGTCCCGGGGCGGCGTCGTGCGCCAGACCCCGGTGCGCGTGGTGTAGGTCGTCGCGTCGGAGTACTGCATCGACTCCCAGAAGTCGTACTGCGCGCCGGCTCGGCCCGACCCCGGCGAGCGCATCGCCAGCTGGATCGAGCCGGCCTGCCCGCCGCTGGAAGCGTTCATCCGGATGCGGGCGTTCAGCCGTACCCGCAGGATCCGTTGGCTCGCGCCGACTGCCGTGAGCCCGCCGGAGACCGGGGCGACCCGCAGGAGCGCTTTCGGCCAGGAGGTGAAGTTGCTGGCCGAGACGTAGGACGTGTCGCTGTTGTCGCTCGTGGCCTGCCAGCCGGTGGCCGCACCGTTGATCACGACCGAGCCGACCGTGACGTCCGAGCCCGGCCGGATCGTGGTGATGGTCATCGACGCCTACCCGTCTTCATCTGCATGAGCAACTTGCCAAAGGCGTCATCGACGTGAGCACGGATGGCGGCCACCTGCTTGTCTCCCACGTCGCCGGACACGTTGATCGTGAGGTTCAGACCACCACCCAGACCGCCGACGCCGGGCGTCACGGTCTCCGGGCCGTTCTCGCCGAAGGTGTAGCGGCGACCGGACTTGCCGACGCCCCAGATTGGCTCCCCGATCACGCCGCCGTTGGCATAGCCCTTGGGCGGCAGGGAGGGATTGGCCTGCTGGACGTTGAAGATCGACCCGTACCGGCTGAGGATGTAGTTGATGCCCGCCACGATGTTGGCGATCGGGTTCGTGATGACGTCCGGCAGACGCGGGTCGCGGTACGCCTCGAACGTCGAGGGGATCGTCTGCATCAGGCCCTGCGAGGGGTGGCCGGCCGCCGCGTTGGAGTCGGTCAGGTTGATCGCGTTGGGGTTGCCGCCGGACTCACGGCCGATCAGGACCGTGAGCGGCCCGAACCAGGACGCCGGTACGCCGGTAATCTGCATGGCCGCCGTGATCCAGCCGGCGAGGTTGCCGCTCACGCCGGAGATATCGATAGCGCTGGTGAGCTTGTCCTTGAGCCAGGCGCCCGCCCAATCAATGAGCTTGCGCGGGATGCCGCCGAGCATCTGGGCGAAGCCTGTCCCGCCCATCTGACTGATCAGTGCGCCGACGTCGCCGGCCTTGTCGAGCAGCCATTTGATCGGGTTGGTCAGCGCGCCGAGCATGTCGCTGATTCCGCTGGTGATGCCGCCGATCAGGCCGCCGGTCGCGAAGCCTGGCGTGTTGATCGCCCGAAGCAAGTCGTAGTGCCGGGCGGTTTGCGCGGCGTTGACGACGAACTCGCCGTCGGAGACCCGCGCCGTGGGAACGCCACCTGCCGAGAGGCCAAGGATCGAGTCCGAGGTTCCGGTGCCCGGACCGCGGATCAGGCCGCCGCCGGCCAGTCCGGGAATGGTGGCGAGCTTCGATCCACCGAAGGTGCCCACCAAGTCGTTGATCGGGTTGATGATGCCCCGGTTGATGAACCCGATCACGAAGTTGATCGGCGCCTTCACCTTGTCCTGCAGGCCGTTCCAGAAGTTCGAGATCGCTGCCACACCGTTGCGGAAGGCGTCCGGCAAGGTCTTGGTGACCCAATCGGACATCGTTTGCCAGAAGCCGCGAATCTTGTTCCAGATCGTCTCGGCCACACCGGCAATGGCGTTCCAGACCGTCTGGTAGAGCGAGTGAAAGGCGTTGTTCGCGCTGGTCAAGGGACCGCTCAGGAAGCTGACGATGGCGTTCCAGATATTCCTGATCCCGTTCCAAGTGGACGTCGCCACCGAAACGATGGCATTCCATACGCTCGTCCACAAAGCGTGCATGGCGTTGTTCGCGGCCGAAAGCGGACCACCGAGGAAATTCACGGCAGCCTGCCACAAAGCTTGCACACCGGCCCACCACTGCTTGGCTACCGCAGTGATCCCATTCCAGATGGTTGACCACAAAGCTTGGAAGGCGTGTAGCGCAAGGGTGAAATCCTGCTGAATCACCTTAATCGCCAGAAGAACGATGTCGTACCAGATCGTGTACCAAGCCTTGACAATGAACGCGAGCGCGTTGAAAACGGGCTCGAAGATCGTGTGCCACAGCCAGAGGAAGGGGGCGGCCAACACCTGGACGGCGGCGCCGATCGCCGAGAAGACCACCTGCAGCCCGGCGTACCAGGCATGGGCGGTCCCGATGATCCCGTTGAAGACCGCAACGATCCCGTTCCAGAGCGACTGGAAGAAGTTGCCGACCGCGCTGACCGCGTTCGAGACATTGGTGAACGCGGACTGCAGGCCGGCGTACCACTGCTGGGCTCCGGCCACGATGTTGTTGAAGATCGTGACCAGGCCCTGCCACCACGGCTCGAACACGCTGTGCCAGAGGAAGAGGACGACGCCCTTCACAGCGTCGAACGCGGTGGTCACGACATTGCGGAAGGTCTCGCTGTGCTGCCAGGCCAGAACGAGCCCGGCCACCAGTGCGGCGATGGCGATGACGACGATGCCGATCGGGTTGGCGTCCATCGCCACGTCGAGCAGAGCCCACGCATCGGCGAAGGAGCGGACGCCGGCCGCGAGCTGGACGAACGAGATGACCGCGCTCGCGATGGCCCAAGCCCGCATCGCGAGCGTTACGCCCTCGATGATCAGTTTCAGCGTGCCGAGCGTGGCAACGAACGCGATGATCGCGTCCTTGTTGTTGACCAGCACGGTCACGATGCCGCGAATGTCGTCGACCACCCGGCGGGCGGCTACGCCGATCTCCTCCATCTGGCCGACGAACCCGTGGCTGATGACCTGGCCATCCTTGAACGCCTGGAAGAACGCCCAGACCCCACGGCCGGCGACGTTGAGCCGGCTAGGGAACTCGCTCAGCTCGTTCTTGCCCTGAAGGCCGGAGATGAACTCCTTGATCCCGGGCACGACTCTCTCGGTGACGATGTGCACGAGGCTGGTGAACGCCGGCAGCAGCGCGGCGCCGATCGTCGACTTCAGGTCGTCGAACTGAGCCTTGAGGATTCGCTGCTGATTGGCCAGCCCGCCGGAGGTCCGGGTGAAGTCGCCCTGTGCGGTCTTGGTCTGGTCAAGAACCAGGGCGTATGTGGCCTGGGCCTTCTGTGCCGGAGTGAGCGCGGTCTTGATGTTGTCGATCAGGCCGAGCTTCATGGCCTCGGTCTGCAGGGTCGCGGCGTTGATGTTGACGCCGTACTGACGCAGCGGCTCAGTCTCGCCCACCAGGCCGGAGCGGAGCGCCTCCAAGGCGTCCTCCGGCGAGGTGTTGTTGAAGGACGCGAGGTCGCCGGCCAGCTTGACCATGTTCGTGGACATCTTCGCGGCCTCTGGGCCGGGCAGCTTCAGCGCCACGAAGAGGTTGCCGAGCGTTCCTACGGCATCGAGGTACGAGGCCTTGGACAGGCCCATGCTCGTTGCCGACTGCTTGCCGAAGTCGAGCACCGACTGAGTGCTCTTGCCGAACACGACCGCGACCTTGTTCTGTGCCTCAGACACATTCGAGGCGGCCTCGATCGTCGATTTGAAGAAGCCCGCGATCTGACCGGTAGCCAGCCCCGCGGCGGCGACCCCTGCGGACTTGAGCAGGGAGGAGAACGAGATGCCGAACGCCTTGCCGGCCTCCTCGCCCGCCTTCTTGCCCATCGCCGATGCGGGCTTGGCGATGCCGTCCGCATCCAGCCCGCTGGTATCGGGCCGGATGCGGACGTACGCGTCAGCGAGCGAGACCATGCCTACCTCTTCCTGCCGAGGCCCAGGGCCAGGCGTCGCTCGTCTTCAGGGGTCAGGTCATCGGGTGAATCCACGTCGGCATAGAGGAACGCGGTGAACTGCTCCATCGCGGCGTCGACGTCGGGGAGCAGGTCGGTGTCCCACTCCTCGGCGCGGGCCATCCGGGCGGAGATCACCCGGCGTTCGACCAAGGTGCGCTCCACCAACTCGTCGGTCCAGATGGCCTCGGCCGCGTCGCAGACCTCGGCCAGCGTCAGCCGGCTGCTCGCTGCTTCGCCGCCTCCGCCACCACCAGCGCCAGCTCCGGCCGGCCAGCCATCGCCTCGATCTGCCGCCGGTCCGCCGCGGCCAACGGTGAGACCACGGTGTCCGGCAAGGAGGAGACGTCCGGAGAGGTAACCACGGTGCGAGGCTGCCCATCCGAGGAGTCGGAGGGCAGCGCCGTAGGGCGCTGCGCCGCGTTCTCCACGATGGCCTTCATGACGGTCATGAGGTCGCGGGAGTCCTGGCCGTTGTCCAAGGCGCCCTGCCAGAACGCCTCGAAGTCCGCCGGGTCGATGACCAACCGCATCTGCCGCTTGAGGAAGCCCATCGCCTCCGGACTGTCCTCGTCGATGCTCGCGGCCTGCTCCGCGAAGTCCATGAGCACGATGTCCGTGAGTTGCGGGTGGACGTGGACCTCCGTACCGAACCAGCCGAAGGAGTCGCTGACCTTTTCCTTGACCCTGCCCAGGTCGCCAAGATTCGCCATCAGATGCGCGCCTGACCGGAGACCCACATGATCCAGGGATAGGTGGGCGAGACCGGGATCTCGAAGTTGAATTCCGCCGGGATGAGCGCGACGTTGGGCGCCTTGGCGAACTTCGACTTGATCGAGCCGGAGGAGATCGTCTGGAACATGACCATGCGCATGGTCCCGTCCAGCGACTCCCACCCGATCATGGCCCGGACCTCGGCGCCCGGGACCGGCGGCGTGAGGCTGGTCAGCTGCGTGGTGGTCGTGCCGGAGACGACCGTGTACGCGCCGCCGTTGAGGGCGTACTTGTAGTTGGTCAGCGCGAAGTTCTGCATCGCGAACGCGATCGAGCCGGACCGGTCGGTGGTGAAGTACTTGATCGGGTCGAAGAACTCGGCCGCCTTGACCGGCTCCACCTTGATCTCGTAGTTGAACTCCGAGCCGTCGTCGGTGGCTCCGAGGCTCAGCCACGCGACCGGCCAGGAGTCGGTGAACTTCGAGCCGGTCACCGTGTTGGACGGAAGCGTGCTGGAGAGCGGAGCCCAGAACAGGTAGCCGGCGTCATTGAGCAATGACGGCGCAAGGGTAGCGGGCATGTCAGGACTCCTTGGTGTTCTGCTTCGCCGCGGCCTTGGCCGGAGCGTCCTGCGTCACCTTGATCGCGACACCGGGCTCGGTGCGCGAGAGGACCTCGTTATTGGGGATCGGGCACTCCGGCTGACCCGGCAACTGCGGAGGGCAGTAGTGCCGGGCGTTGACGACCGAAAGGTCCTTGGGGTCGACGTTGCTGGCCGGAATGGGGTGGCCGACGTCGTAGGCGAGAGCACCACCACCGGCGATGAAAACCTGCTCGCCGGCGACGTAGGTGCCGTACTCGGCGATCTGCTCGGCACGGCGAGCTTCCATCGCGGCGAACGGGTCAACGGGCGTAGTCATGAAAAAAGACCTCCAAGGCAATGCGCGACGGGACTTCCGGGAACTGCGTCTTGCGGGTCACGCGTCGCTTGCCTTGCAGGTCTTGCCTGCCGACATCGTACGACCGTGATGCGTGTGGGGATAGTGGGACCCGCACCAGGAGCATTTGCGCCCGTCGTGCAGACCGATCCAGTGACGGACCACGCGGGAGCGCCGGTAGATCTGGAACCAGACGGCGTACCGCCAGTCCGGCGGATCGTGTTCATCGCCGCTCCATGGGCAGGGGATTCCTAGCGCCGTCGTCCTGCTCTCGTTCATCCGCCCACGCTCCCGAGGCCCTTGCGCATGTAGCCCTTGTTGCGGCCCTTCTGGTTCTGGATGCGGCCGTAGTACGCGGCCTGGCTGGTGGCCACCTTCCGGCGCTTGCCCTTCTGGAGCGGGCCGATGATCGCGGTCTTGCCCTGCGCGGCCTTGGACTTGGCGCGCGTGGTCACGTCGGCGTAGGGGCCCTCGGAGTCCTGGGACAGGAAGGTCCCGATGCGGGAGCGGAGGTAGCCGGGCGGCCGACCGTGGTTGCCCTTGGCGCTCACCGGGGCGGCGGCCTTGTCTGCCCGCTCGACCCGCTTGGCGTTCTTGTAGACGAACTTCCCGACCGGCGAGTTCTTGGTCGCCTTCAGCGCGTCGAGCGCGGCCTGATCCACGACGACCTTGACCGTGACGCGCGTACCGTCCCGCGCGGTGGTCGTGAAGTTCTGAGTGAACTTGCCGCTGGCCCCTACCACAGGACTGCGCTCGTCACTTGGATCTCGAAGGAGACCTGGGCGTAGGCGCCGTCCTCGATCTGGTCGATGACCCAGGAGAAGCCACCGATCTCGGCCAGGCCGGGCGGCTGGATCGCGCCCTTCAGCGTGCGGTCAGCCCGCACAGCCGCCGTGATCACGTCGTAGACCGCCGCGGTATCGGTCATCTTGGTGCGCAGATCGTCGGAGTCCCCGTCCCACGTCTGGATGAAGCAGGTGATCGCGTAGTCCTCCATCGGCGTGCCCTCGCCGCCGTAGCGCGAGGTGCTGCCCTGGATCGCGGACTGGTCCTCGTCCTCGGAGTAACCCACCACCACGAACGTGCGCGGCGGATCGGTGACCGGCATCGGGCCGTAGTAGACCGTGACGTCCGGCTTGGCCGAGGACAGCGCCGAGGACACCAAGTCGTACGCGCCGTTAATCGCCGCCGGGATGCTCGTCGAGCCGGCCATCAGAAGATCACCGGCCGCTTCGGGCCGAGCAGCTCCCGCACCCGGTTGGGCAGCGAGAAGCCCAAGCCGACCGTGGCCACGTCATCCTCAGGTCCGGTCCCGCGCACCCGCCGGTTGCGCCCCTGCTGGGTGTTGCGCCAGAGGTGCGCGGTCAGTTCGAGGTAGGCCAGCCGGATGTTCGGCGGAATCGCGCCGGCCACCCCGGCGACGTAGGTGACGCTGGCGTCCGTGCCAATGAACGGGATCGGGTAGCCGCCGTTGATCCGCTCGACAATGCCGCTGTCCCCGTAGAGCCGGTAGTCGGTGGAGGCCAGCGCAACCGGGACGCTGCCGCCCTGCCAGAGCCCCACCGAGGTCACGCTGAGGACCGGAGCGCGGGTCAGCGCGAGATGGCACGACCAGCGGTCCAGCGGAATCATCTCGGTGTAGGCCGTGGGAACCACGTCGCCCACTTCGCGGGTGATGACCGCTTGTGCCGCGTCCATGAAGTCCTGGATCTCGACGTCATCAGCGGTGTTCTGCTTGTTCAGGTGCAGCTTCACGTCGGCCAGTGAGGCGATACGCCGGGTGATGGCGAGCACGTCGAACTGGCCGTCATCCACGCCGATCGCGGCGCCGCTGGCGGTCCAGAGGTAGAGGTAGGTCCCGGCCTGCGTGGTCGGGACGTTGCACGAGTAGGCGCCGGTTCCGCTGTGCGTGATCGTCAGGCCGACGCCGGAGACCAACGTGCTGCCGTCCGGCCGGGTGACGACCAAGCTCATGGTGGCGTCGGTCGGGGCGCCGAGTGTGTCGGTGACCGCGGTCGTGAGAATGACCTGCTGGCCGAGCGTGTAGCTCATCTCATGCCTCCCGGGGATGACGTGGCGGAGACGAGCGTGCCTCTCGACCGATGTGCGGAGGACAGGACAGCGGACGACCGCCCCGTGGTGGTCAGGACAACGGACGGGATGTTGACCCCCGGCTGAGTCCCGGTCGCGGACAGGACAGTGCTTGCGGACAGGACAGCGGACGCGCGGACAACCAGCGTCGGGACAGCGGACAGGACACCAGCGCCGGACAGGACAGCGAGAGCCTGCTGGCGCGCCAGCGCGGACAGAGTGCTCGTCGCGGACAGCGATGCGGTACCGCCAGCGGACACGGTGCCCGTCGCGGTCATTGCTCCGGCGCCCGCCAGAACGGCCGTACCGGAGACGGCCACGATGCCGGCCGCACTCAGGGCGCCCGCACCGGCCAGCGTGGAACCGGAGCCCGTACGGGCTGCCGCACTGAGAACGCCGGCACCGGTCAGCACGGAGGTCGCCGCCTGGGCGGCCGACGCACTCAGCGACCCGGCTCCCGCGAGGCTTCCGCCGGCCCCCTGTCCGGCCAGTGCGGCGAGCGCGCTAGAAGCGGCCAGGGTCGCGATGCCCGCCTGGTTGCCGCCCGCCGTGGCGAACAGCACCCCGGCGCCGACCATGGCGGCCGAAGCGCCCTGCGTCTCGGTCGCGGCCAGCGAACCAGCGCCCGCCAGGGCGGCCAGGCCGGCGAACACTCCGGAGGCGGAGAACGCGCCCGCGCCCGTCAGGGTCGAACCGGCGCCCTGTCGCACGGCGCCGGAGAGCGCTCCCGTCGCGGCCATCGCGCTCGACCCGGTGATCGCGCCACCGGCAGTCAGCGACCCGGCACCCGCCATGCTCGCCACGCCCGGCGTCGTCCCGGCGCTCGACGCGCTCAAGGCGCCCGCGCCCGCCATCGTGGCGCTGGCCGGTTGGGTAGCGGTAGCCGCCAGCGTGCTCGTGCCGGCCATCGTGGCCGCCGCGCGGATGGTCTGCGTTCCGGCGGCGGACAGGACACCCGCGCCGACCATCGCGGCCGTAGCGGCCTCGGTCACCAGGGCGGACAGGACACCCGCGCCGGACAGGACAGCCGCTCCGCTGACAACCTGCAGGGCTGTCGCGGACAGAGTGCCCGCTCCGGACAGGGTGGCCGTACCGGCGGCGACGACTGTCCCGGTGGCGGACAGCGCGCCAGCGCCCGCCGCAGTGGCGGTTACCGCCTGAATGGCAGGAGCGGACAGGACACCCGCGCCCGCCATCGTGGCCACGCCGGGAACCCGTACTGCCGCCGCCGCAGTCAGCGCACCGGCACCGACCATCGTGGCCGTGCCGTTGACGGTGCTGGCTACGGTCTGCGGAGGCAGTACGGGAAATGGCATCGGGCTACGTCCGGAGCATTCCGACGTACGGCCCGGTCGCCGTGACAACGGCGCCGGTCGGGAAAGTGCTGGCGAACGCGCCCGTGGCCTGGCCGGTGAGCTTGTAGCCGACCGCCTGAACGCCCGTGCTCCACAGGCCCGCCGAGGTAGGCAGCGGGAGGAACGGGTTCGGTCCCTGCATCGCCGAGAAGACATTGGTCGCGGAACCGATGGTTTCGACCTTGTAGACCAGCCAGTACATGCCGGGGTCCGGACGCCAGATGAAGCCACCCGCGTTCGTCGTCTTCAGGCCCGTCGTGGTGCCCATGCTCAGGACGGCCGAGATGGTGATTTCCTGCAGGTTCGTGTCCGGATAGCCGCTGTAGTTGTAGTCCGCGAAGATGCCGAGTCGGCCAGTACCCGCCGTAGTGGCCGAGGCCGTGGTGACCTCGACACCCCAGTTGGACCACTGCGTACGGGCCTCGGTGATCGGGAAGGGGTAGGCGAACATGTCGCCGGCCACTGCGGTGTACGTGGTCCGGGCACCGAACGCGTCCGGGGCGTACCAGGTCGTCGCCCGGATCGGACGCCGGGTCACGCCCGCCTTCTGGGCGGACACGTTCATCTGGCCGATGCTGCCGTAGGAGTTGTTGACCGACAGCCGCTTGACCGCGTCCATGATCGCGTCGGCGCACATCGCGGCGCCGGTCTCATTCGGATGCAGGCCATCGAAGAACAGCGAGGCGACCTTGTTCAGCTTCGCGTCCATGTAGGCGGTCTGCACCATGCCGTCGAACTCGGCGACCACCGAGGCCATGGCCGTGTTGAGCGCCTGCACGTCCCCGTCGAGGGAGGCGGTCTGCGCAACCCAGCTCGCGTACTTGGTGCTGTAGCCGGTGGCGGTCAGGCGCGGGACGTCGCAGACGATGACCGGCGGGGGAGCCTTGGACTCCAGCCACGCACAGTCGTAGTAGACCAGGCCGCTGTTCTGGGTGACCGTAGCGATGATGGTCTGGCTCGCGTTGGCGCTGGTGAGGTTCGTGACCCGCTTGACGACCGGGCAGTTGCTCAGCGTGCCCGAGGGCATGATGTTGTCGGTCGTGATCGTGCCCGTCACCCCGGCCGTGCCGGAGAAGGTGACGATGCCACCGTTCACCCCCGCGCGGCCGATGAAGTTCATGACGACCGGCTCACCCGCGTAGTCCGCCGGCAAGGTGATCGTGATCGTGCCGGCCGTGGTGGCGTGGAAGCGCTCGGTGCCGCTGGAGGAAATGTCGTACTTGGCGGTCTCCGCCGTCCACGTACCGCCGTAGGTCGGGACGAGCGGACCGGTGGCCGCGTCGTTCTCCGCGATGACCGACGCGCGCCAGCGGGAGATGCAGGCACGGAGGGCGTGCTGGTAGGCGGTCAGAATCTGGGTGGTTGCCCCGCCGAGCGTCCCGAGGTCGTTGATGCCGTGCATCATGATCATGGCGCCGCCCTCGGGCGCGTACGGCGCCGAGCGTGCCGGCCACTTGGACCCGGAACTCACCCGCCAGAGCGTGGCCCAGCCACCTTGCGCCGCACCCTCGACAGTCAGGCGCGAGCCGGCGATCGAGTACTTCCGCCAGTTCGTGTACTCGATGTCCAGGGCTTGACGTAGGTAGGAGTCGATCCGGCCGGTCTGGTCGTAGGAGCCGGCCGTACCGTCGCCGTAGGAGTGACTGAACAGCGACCACACGTCGGGCAAGGTGGCCGCCGCGCGGGGAACAAGCAGGCCTTCGCTCACGCGATCGTTCCGAGGGTGTAGGAGAGCGAACCGCCCACGGCCTGTGCGATGAACGACACGGCCAGCTTGGCGAGACTGTCCGGCACCGTGTACCGGTCGCCGGGATCAAGGAACCAATCGGCCAGTGCGGTCGTCGGCGCGGTGGCCGAGAAGTTCATGCAGACGCGGGCGGAACCCCAATTGACCATCAGGATGGTCGTGCGGGTGATGTCCGCCGCGATGACGCTCGTGGCCGCCGTGGTGGCCAGCGTCCACGAGCTAGGACCCGCGCCGGTCGCGCTGGCGTCGAGCTGGGTGACGTACTGGACGGAGCCCCCGGCGGTCGGCGCGTAAAGCCGGAGCGTCGCACCTGCGCCGGGGGTTACCGCAATCGTGCTGTCGGCGCCCATGTGAAGCCTCCTACGTCAGCGAGACGGAGAGGGCTCCGACGGCAATCTGGAAGGTGTTGCCGTTGGCCACCGAGATCGGCTGGCCGGTGAAGCTGCCGTACCACCAGCGCAGCGGAGTCCCCGCGCTGTCCCAGATCTCGACTCCGACGATGGACCAGGCGCCACCGGAGCCGTTGGTCCACGAGAGCGCCGAGGTGGCCGGCCCCGTGGTCGCACCGGCCGAGGCCGCCGCGAAGGTGTTGCCGGCCAGCGAGGTCCCGCCCGTGGTGTAGCCGGTACCGGTGAGTTCGGTCCCGGCCGTGGTGTTCGTCGGCACGGTGGTCGTGAGACGAACCTTGGCCGGCGTGGTGAACATGGTCGGGGCGCTAGTCCCCAGCGTCAGATTCAGGATCAGGTTCGCTTGCGCCTGAACGATCGCTGCCATCTGCCACTCCCTTCTGCGTCTCGGAAGTGCTGGTCATGGTGGCCGCGGTCGGACCGTCTGCCTGTTGCACCGTCTGGCCGAGACGGTCGGTGACCGTCCAGCCGGGAAGCTCGCCGCTCATGAGGTCTCGTACGTGCGCACCGAGAACGTGAACGAGGGGGTGGTCCCGCCGATCGCGTAGACGACGCGGTAGAGGGGGCCTTTGGTGGTGAAGGACTTCACCACGCTGGTCGTCGCCGTGATCTGCGTGAATGTGTCGGGCGTAGCCGCCGGGCTCCAGTTCGTCCCGTCCATGGACCACTCCAGGCTGATGTCCAGCGTTGGAGTGGTCCCGGACGCGGCCGACACGACCACTTGCACGCAGACGTTGTTCCCTAGGTCGTCGACGTTGACGGACTGGTTTCCCGAGGCCGTCCGCGCCGCCGACGGCAGGACCGTAAGCGTCTGCCAGGCCATGTCAGAGGGGCTTGCTGGGGTCGTTCACCCGGGACTTCGGGTGAACGGTCTGGTCGGTGTCGCTGGACTTGGCCGCGACCGACGGCTCACGCAGACCCTCAGGCGCGTGGTCCATCTCCCGCAGTTCGGCCTCGGTGTAGGCCGGGGGCACGGGCTGAGGAGGGGTCTCCACCAGCGCGCCCTCCTGCGGAACCTGGTTGTACGGGTTCGGGGTGAACGCGGCGTCGCCTACCGGAACCGCGTTCTTCATGGCCTCGGCATCCGCCTTGGCCACAGCCTTGTCAGCCTCGATCGCGGCCTCTCGGGCGCCGACGTGATCGTCGCGGTAGCCGACCATCTTGCTGGCGTGCGACCGGACGTCGCCCGCGTTGTCGGTGAACGCCGGGGTCGACGGCTTGGCCGGCTGCTCCGGCGCCTTGGGGGTGTCGTCCTTCTTCGGCTCGGTTGCCATGTGTCTCTACCTCTCAGACCGCAACGAGGGTGCGGAACGCACCGGGGACAAGGGCGTCGCCACCGACACGCCAGAAGGCGAACCAGCCACCGGAGCCGGTGGGGCGCGCGGTGGTCGGGTCCTTGACCATCGGCTCGTACATGACGCTCATGCCGATGCGGTCGACGATCGCGTACTGCGAGAAGTCGCCGTAGACCGCGAGCTTGGTGGTCGCCGTGGTGGCGTAGGGGATCGAGGTCGACTCGTAGATCGGGCCACCGAGGAGCTGCTCGGGCGAGCCCTGGCCGAGGTTGGTCCAGTAGGACGAACCGCCGGCAGTGTCGAAACCGCGAGCCTTGTTGATCACGGTGAGGCTGGTGACCCATGCGGCGTTACTGCGGAAGCGCGGGGGCAGCGCGGCCTGGAGGGCGTAGATGTCAGCCAAGCCCGACGAGGTGCTGGACAGGCCGGTCGTACCGGTGGTGCCGGTCGTGGTGACCGTGGTGGTCGCCGCGACGGTGATTCCCTTGGGCTGGCCGGAGCCGGTACCGATGGCGAACGCGGCTTCTTCCAGCCGGTCCTTGGCGTCCGAGAGGAGCATCGGGACCTCGGTGGCGAAGTCCGAGTCTTCGAGGATCTCGTACGAGCCGAACACCCACGCGGCGGCCTTCTGGGGCGTGATGACGATGTTCGAGAAGGTGGGCGAGTTGTCGCCGACCACGCCGGACTCAGCCAGCCACGCGGCGTTCATGCCCGCGGATGCGACGCCGTTCCAGGTGTTGGTGGCGGTCGTCTTGACGTTGGCGATCCGGCGGTAGGGGTTCAGGCTGCCCGAGTTGGTGAGGATGATGCTCGGGTCCAGCGTGAACGGAACGAGGTAGCCACCGTTGGCGCTGGTGAGCGAGAGGCTCGCGCGCTGGAGATTGGTCGGGTCGCTCATGAACGACTCGAACGCCTCGTAGTACTCCTGCGAGCCGGTCATCAGCATGTGCCGGGCGATCAAGGCGCCCTGCTTCTTGCCGGACTTCTGGATCAGGCTGGTTGCCTGCTCACGGCCCTCGTCGGGCAGCCACGCCGGGGCCTGCTCGATCGCGTCGCACGCCCGGGACATGAACTCGTTGGGCGTGTAGGTCATCGACCGGACGGCCTCGGGGTTCTCGTACGGGTCGCGCTTGTGTGACTGGCCCTTGTAGCCGCGCTTGACCTGGGTGCGGTCGTCGCCACCGTCAACGCCGGTCACGCCACCGAGCGAAGCGACCGACGAGGTCATGCCGGTACTCAGCGCGGACGCGCGGACGGCGTCCATGCGGGATTCGAGCGCCAGCAGACGCTCGTGCTCCTTCTGGCCCTTCTCGAACTCGTCCAGCAGGGTGCCCGAACGCGACAGATCGTCGTCGGTCGGAGCGTCCTCCTGCTCCTCGATCGCGGTCAGTTCGGCCTGGATCTCGGCGAGACGGTTGCCGAGGGTCTCCGAGCGGCGCGGGGCGCCACCACGGATCAGGTGGATTGGGCGTCCATCGGCACGGTGGCCGATGACGATGCGGCAGTTCGCTGCCATGCCTTCACTCCAGAGCGCTCGATCCGGTCACGGATCAGTTGGCGGTTTCGCTCGGAGTGCTCTTGCGGGTCCGAGTCGGCGCCGGGCGCGGGTGCGGTGGCATGGGGCGTCGGGTCGCCGAGGCGAGTGGCGCGGGAGAGAAGCAGCTGCAGAAGCTTCTCAGCAAGTTCATCTTCGGACATGATGGCACGTTCGCCAAGCATGGCGGAACGCATGCTCACGATCTCAGCGCCGGAGTAAGCCGGGAACGGGGTTGGGCCGTACTCCTTCAGGCCGAGTTCGGTCCGGTTGATCGTCGGCAGATCGCCACCGCGCTGACGAGGAAGGCGCTCGGGGTTGGACCGGATGATGCGACCGGTGAACGAGTAGCCGGGGATCGCTCCGTCCCGCATCGCTTCGAGCACGGCATCGGCCATCGGGGTGCCGTTGTACCGGGAGACCGTGAGCAGGCCCTTGCGGTCAGCGGTGATCGAGGTAGGCACGCCGATCGGGATACTGCCGGCTTCACTCGGCGTGCCGTGGATCGTCATGCCGTGGTTGTAGAAGACGCCCGCCTTCTGGCCGGCACCCTTGATCGTCCGATTGAAGGCCGTGCGGTCGATCGTCTCCATGTAGTGCCCGTGCGAGTCGGCGATCTCGGCCGGCGTGTCGAACACGGCGGCGTAAGCGGTGACCGTACGACCCTGCACCTCAAGGTCCGTGATGGGGACGCCGCGAGAGATGTAGTCGGTCATGAGGCTGCCTTTCCTGCCGGTAGCGCTTTGGCCTTGCCGTTGAGCGCGGGCGGTTCGTCCTGCTTCTGGTCATCCGGTTTGGCGTCGCCCTCGGCCGGACCGCCGAGGGCAGCAGGGACCGGTGCCGGTTCGGGCTGGTCCGGCACGGGCAGCTGAAGCTGCACGGAGTACAGCCCGGAGTGCTTCAGCATCGACCAGTCGCCATCGGCGAGCAGGGCGGCCTGCGCGGACTCGGGCTCCCATCCGGAGTTGATCAAGGTCTGCAGCGTCGACGCGTGCGTCTGCATGATCTGCGCGGCTTCGAGCTTGTCCTCGCGCAGGAACGCGATATCGCGGTCGTCGTACCAGAGGATCGCGCCGGGCGGGACCTTGAGCAGGACGGCCAGGGAGCCGGCGGCGTTCTGCCAGAGGGACCGCAGGGTGATGTCCGCGTACGCGCGCTTGGCCTGCGCGTAGTTGCTGTAGGTCGCAGCCTGAAGCCCTTCGGACAGACCCACGATGATCGGCGGGCAGCCGGCCACCGAAGCGATGCGGGTCTCGATGCGGCCGGTCACCTGGCTGAAGTCGACCTGCTTGAGGTCGGTACCGATGACCGTAGCGTCGACGCCGCCACCGATGTGCAGGGAGCGGTAGGCGTTGGACACGCCGCGATGCTGCTCCTCGAAGAGCGACTTCATGGCCCGGACCGCGGTCACGTCCAGGTCGGGGTCGTACTTGAACAGGGTCTGTAGCGTGGCGCCGTTCTCGAAGAACGCGTTGCGATGGTTGGTCGCGGCGTTGTCGCCCTGAATCTCCCGGATGAGCGGGGTCAGGTAGGACATGCCTTTCCACGGGGACTCCGGATCCGGGATCGGAGCGAAGTGGCAGACCTCTTCGGCCAAGAGGAACTCCACCTCGTCCTTGGATGCCGCACCGAACGGGCCGCCCGGCCAGTAGACGTAGCCGAGGATCTTCGACTCGATGGCGTCCGGGTTGCCGCCGTCGGGAACGCCTTCCTCGCCGCGGATGATGTAGACCCAATCCGGGCGGAGCCGGCACATCTGGCCGTTGCGCAGCGTCCAGTACGAGTTGCCGGCCAGGTCGGCATCAATGAGCATCTTCGTGAGCAGGTCGCCCGTGGTGCCGTTCGTCCACGGGATCTCCAGCGGCTCCAGTTCCTGCGTGCCGAACAGGTCACCGGGGCGGCCGTTGCTCATGCGGCGGAACTGGAACCGGACCTGGGCGAAGATCGAGAAGCGGGCCCGCATGCAGGCGAACGCCACCGCGTTGCCCTTCATGGCGCCCGTGGCGAAGCCCAGGAAGGACGGATCAATCCGTTCGGCGCGGTTCGGGATATCAGTCGGAATGCCGAAGTACTCGCGGCCGGCGAAGTTGAACGACTGGTCCTGCGCGTCGAGGCCGAGGTTGTACGCCCGTTCGATCGTGTCGGGCCAGCGCACGGCGGCAACGGCGGAGGACGGCCGACCGAACACGCGCTGCCAGAGGTTCGCCATCAGACCTTCGACCTGTGCCCGGCATGCTGGTCAAGAGCGTCGTCAAGCGCCTCGGTGGCGGACGAATGCACGGCGGAGGCGAAGACCACTGCGCACGAGCACACGACGTCGGTGACGAACTCGACGGGCTCACTCCGGTCGTCGTCGCGCTGATGCACGGCGCGGATGGCGTGCTGCTCTACGAACCCACGAGGATAAAGGGCTCCCGCTTGCGCTTCGGTGCGGTCTGGTGACCCCAATGCGCCAGGGTCAGCGCCCAGATCGGGGAGATGTCT